GGGTTGGCATCTTCACGTTCTAGTTCTTGGCCTGCGGCCTTGGCAACGTCACTACCAAATGCTCTACGCTTAACTCCGCCTTTGACCCAACCGGTTGGAGGTTTACCATCCCAAGGAACACGAGTTGTGGTAGTGTTAATTCGACCACAGCCCCACTCCTCCCAGTTTTTTTCAATTGTACCGTCTAAGGGTTTCTGTGCTACAAAGATAGGTTCGTGGGCTGGCTTGAGTCTATTGGCCTTGGCCATTTTGGTAGTAACCATCCACACTACCATATCCCGTGGTAGGAATCCGGCGTCCTCTACATTAACTGCCATACGATGATAAAACTCTGGGTTACAAAAACTCAGCACAAAAGCACCGGGTTTAAGTACACGATAAACTTCACGCCAGGTTTCTACAGGTGGAACATTCTTATCCCACCCCACGTCGGCAATTTCCATACCATAGGGAGGATCAGTAATACAGGCATCAATACTATTTTCTGCCATTGTTCGCATAGCAGTTACGTTATCAGAACAGATTAGTGTATGTGTCATTGTCTAGCAAAGTCCAAGGCAAGTAGTTCACAGGATTTACGCTGTGGGTGAGTAAAATAGTTGGTTTTAGCGCCGCCGCCTTCTTGAAAGAACTGTTGACGGGCTTTTAGTAACCAACCACGTTTAAAAAAGTCAAATGCCGGCATAATTGTTTTATACTTAATAATAAGTTGTTTAAGTTCAGCTACAAATTGATCGCGACATTCCAATTCTTCTATGCTAATTACATCACGACCCATGAATACTGTAGTTTCATCTCTGCTTTTAGTAGCAAATACATAAATGGTGTTAGGGTGTGGTAAGCTATCATTCCACATTGGACAAACACCTTTGCCGCTTTTACATTCAACGCAGACAAATCTGTTGTTAAAATCTAAAACCAATACATCAGGGAACCCTTGACTACCAGCTGGCTGTAGTATATAACTGCCTGTCGCCAATCCCTGCGTTACCTGCCGCAATTTAGTATCATTGCCATCTTGGGCAAACTTCTTGAGCATACTCTTAGTGATGCCTGGAAAAAGTGCTTTATCAACTTCTGTGAATCCTGCCGCTCGAATACGTATACCTACAGCTTCTTCGTGTCCGTATGTAGCGCCACCACTTCGGGCCTGCTCGTTTTTATAGTAGGGCATCTTTAGGATTTCCGATACCGCTGTATGTAATTGTTGGCTCATAATGTATTATATAGCATACACCATATCACAGTCAACTTAAATTTCCAAATTACTGCCGCGACCTTTGGTGTAAAAAATATGAGCACCAATCTGACCAATCTTGTGTACCGGGTCGGCCCAGTTAGGTGCTTTAATATAATCGGCGTGATACAATATGCTCTTTTCTAATCCCTTAACACGATATCCGTTGAGAGCAGAAATAGCCACCTCCCGACTGCGAGCATAAAGATCGGGTTCAGGTTTGCGTAGACGTTTCAACAAAGTCCAACTAAATTGATAAGGAGCATACACTACTGAACAGACAGTATTGCCCCAACGGCCGGCACGAATACGATTAAGGGTAACAGTAGCCACAGCGTATTTGCCAATGTCTGATTGATTGCCGGCTTCGTAATAAATGTTCTTGGTCAAACACTCGACGTCGGCACTTGTATAAGTAAGATGGTGATTTGTTTTAACAACCACTTCCTCAAGTTGATTGACACGATCAGTTAGTTGATCTGTCTTGCTGTCAATTCGATATAGCATTACTGACATAAGAATTAGTATCAAAACATTAAAACGCTTGGCCACGGTGCCCCCGTATAAAGTTACAATTAAGTAACAATTATACTATTATGGGCTTTTTTGGTCTGTAGTCTTTTTACAACACTTTAACTGTTGGTTTCTAGGTTGTCTAGGTATTGTTTAAGATTGTTGCCGTGTAAAGTTACCATCATGGCCTCCTGCTCTTCAAATACAATTATCTTTTGACGTTTAAGTAAGTAGTACATACCTTTAAACAATCGTTCTAATTGTAGTAAGTTGTGATTGGTTAATTCATCGGGCAAGGCAAATTCATAACTTTCGATCTTAAGTCTGGCCTTGACAAATTGTAGACCTGCTAGGCTTAGTCTCAGGCTATCATCGTTGGTGGGATTCATCCACCAACGGCGTTGCATATTTGTAACTTCTGATAAAGGTATGTCAGCCTGATGGCAAAATATTTTTGTTAGCTGACGCTGTGTATAGCGTTTAAGGAAAGACTTGCTCACCCTGCTTCAACAACACAACAGTAAACTTGTCTGTGCGGAACAAGGTGTTGAGTTTCTTACAAAGGTTAATTGCGTGACCCGGATTACTAAAAGAATTTTTCTTGTATTTTGGTCCAGGATATGACACTAAGATATTATGCGTCTTGAGATTGATAGGTTGATTGTCGTAGAAGACCGCCCAGATCCCTTCAGAACTTAATACTTGTTCACTCTTATAAGTTGTTTTATTTACGTGGTCCAACAACACAGTTGGTTTTGGTCGGCTCATTTTGCTATCCTTGGTGTACTAGTTATTTATCTCAATATATACGTACATTATTTAAAACCACCGCCATCCATACTAATTGAGGTAACAGTCCCGGGAGAGTCTGCGCTCTTACTTAAACCGGCAATAGTAGCCATAAGATCGTAAATTTCTCCGTGTAAGCTACGAGCTTCTTGTGCGCTCAGGGTAAGTACTTTACCGCCCGATTGATTCATAGCTCTAACTCGTTCGTTGAGCATACGAATATGTAACGGAGGATTACTGCTGTCCATTTGCTTCTCTCATACTTTCAATCATACGTTCTTGAGTCTTAAACGGACCTTGGTATTCATAGCGATTGAGAGTAATAAGTTTAGGACAATAGGCACGGACCCAGGTACTTGAAAATTTAATAATGTAGTAACCGGCACAGAAGAAACTCTTTGATTTGGCACCCTTGGTATAAATCGGCAAGTAACGTTGAACATCTAATACTTCATTGTGTGGACGACCATTAGTAGGAAATCCGTAGACGTCGTAGTTGTCTGACTTTTCTGCCTTGACTTTTTCGGCTTTGGCAAATTCAATATTGTATTTTTTACTTAACAATTTAATGCTAGGAAACATTTCACGTTGGTCGTCGTGAATGTAAACCACGCCACCTTCGTCTACGGTCATGATATTACCAACCTTGGTTCCTTCTGATTCGACTACCCAGATTTTATTTTTTACTACAGGTTTAGCGATTAATTCAGTCATTGTGTTTCCTTTGCAATTTGTTTGTATCCAGCATAAGTCGGATGTATACCATCTTCACTACGCTTAACACCAGTTAAAACAACATCGCCATATTCTTTAGCTACAGTTGCTACCGCCTGCATAACACCTACTTTGATGCTAGGCATAATCCAGTATACACGGTCGGCTTTGGTTAATTGACGTATGGTACGTAATTCTTCTTCAGTCTTTACATCCTTGAGATCGTTAGTACCTAGGCTAATAATAACAGTCTTGGCCACATATGGACTCTTACTGATATTTTGATTTAACCAATTGCGGCTATTGATTCCCGACTTGACATAAGCCACACATTCAGTACGAATGTTACTTACACCGTAGGCGATACTATCACCCATAATTAAACAGTCTAACATTATTTTATCATCCTTTGTTTTCTACATTCTTCTTTGACCTTAACAGGAACATCTGGACTAATCTCAGCGATGCTACAGTTGTAGACAGCTTCTTGTGGTAATACTGTATGAATACCATATAGTATACCAACCAAGGCTGAGCCTAAGACTATCAAGGCTGGCCACATAATTAAGTGTTCTTTAAGACGGGTCATTGTTGATTTAGTTTATAATTAAGTGCTATTAACACAGCATCAAACGCAACACCTGCCCAATTGCCATGGCTAAACTCGTGTACCATATCTAAGGCTAGCCAGCCAATGATAAACCAAGTAATTTCGTTATAATAACGTTGATACCACCGAACAAATCCATTCATACTATTTTCCTTATTTTGCCGCAGGGCGGCGTTGTTCATAATTAGTGCGTTTTAACTCTGCCCAGACTCGATCCTTATTATCTCGACGAGCCTGGCGCCAATCTAATATGCCAGCTACAAACATAGCACCAAAGAATCCAATGCCTAGTCCGCAAACTAAAAACAATGCTATATATACTAGTATCATTTTTCTGGGTAACTTGCTTCTAGCCAATGAGTAAACTGTGTAGCATAATCACTCATTTTAACTAAATCATATTTGCCACAGAATTTTAAAAAGTGTGCGCCTATCATTGGTCTATGCTGTGGTACACTACCACCGGCAATAGTTTCAGCAATTTTAACCTTGATATCGTCGGGCTGTGCTGTTAAATCCACTAGTTTGACGTTGCGATTGTAGTCATCTAATACACGATGTTCTACACCATTATGGTCTACCCAGCGTTGTAACATTAGATTATTCCACGCAAAGCCTTTCGCATCTTTATCGGCAAACGCCTCTGCAAGTCCCACCTTATTTTTACTTCCCACCTTACGGACCCCGGGGTACGCCGAAAAGATATTGTCGGAGGGGTCTCCCCGCATACACTTTTCGAAAAGAATCCACTTAGGGTCCGGAATTGTTTTTGCTTCCTTAGTTTTTTTATCTTTAACTGGGGCACCTTTTTTGTCGAAAATACCTTGTATAGTATGGAGCTCATCTGCTATCCCGTTATATTGATTTACGTTTTCTGCTAGTAGCTGATGAAAGTCTGTGTCGCTACTTACTATGGTGTGGTGATCCTGAGGGTGACTCTGGATCCATCCTGCCACCAGGTCATCTGCTTCCAACTCTGGGTGCTGGAGAACAGTACAATTTGTCTTTTGCGACAGGAACTCTTTGAGAGCATCAAAAGTCTCCCAAAATAATCGATCTTCTTCGGCTTCTTTTTCTGTGAGTGCGGCACGGGCAACTGCGCGGTTTTTCTTGTACGGCTCATAAAAATCCTTACGCCAGCTACGGCCTTCGAGACAGAATATAACGTGGTCGGCACGTTGGTCTCTCCAACACTTATTAACACTATTTAGTGTTACGTGGATAGCAAAACCTAGTTTGTCCCAGGTGTCTGCCTGACGGTGTGCGGCGTGCCTAGCACGGAAAAAGGTATTAGCGGTGTCAACAATTAAATATCTCATAACATAATAGTAGCATATTACTCATTTAATGTCAAACATTTTGGTAGCTATTTCGGTGGCCCAGGCACGATGCCCAGCAGATAAAGGGTGCCCGCCTAGTTCAAAATCAAAATTGTGCTGTTCGCACCAGGCCTTCATTGTAGCAGGCATAAATCTAGTTTGGTCAATTTGGGCTACTTTATCTTGAAGTATTTTGTTAGCGACCACTAACTTTTCATCTAATTGGTGTTGCTCATATCTATAGTACTCGTGATAGTCTTTGAGCACTTCACTAAAGTTTGGTCGAGCAAACGCATAAAAGAAAACATAAGGGATATCTTGAAGTTTACATAATTGTTGAATAGTTATTATGTAGTTAAGTAAATCAACTGTAGTGATAAAATCATTGTGTAAATGTCTGTAATAGTAGTTGTGTAACTGTTCGGCATCAGGGTTAGTAGATAACCGTTCGTGAAACAATACATCGTGACTTAGTATCCTGGCCCAGGTTCCGTTTACTACCGGCAACTCGTAGCGGCTAGTTTCTGTCCATCCGATAGCCACATAGTCAGGGCGGTTAGTTGATAGATAGTCTATAGTAGTACGAAAGATACGTTGATTACTTGCACCGCCCTGAGCTAAATTTACAGCATCAATGCCAAGTTGAAATGGCCAGGCATCTTTTAAGTTGTCAAGATAATAACCTTCGGTAAAACTACACCCATTAGCCAACAGCATTTAAAAACTTTCCAGCGATACCCTTTTGTGTTTCAAACCCAAAATGCATTCCGTCTCTAGCCGGGTCAACATTACCTCTCGGCATACCTCGACATACTGTATACGCACTATCTTCGACAATTTTAAATCCGTATTGGTCACGTAACATATAGACTATTGATTGATTTTTATTAAAACGTTGCTCGGACATACTGTTATCCATATACCACACTTCTTCAATCTTACTATATCCGGGGCCTTTTGGTATAATCTGAATACCGGCATAGGTTTCAAATCTTGCTTTTTCTGGCCATAGTATGAACACAGTTTGTATATCATACAGTCCGGCTACGTTGGTTAATATTCTAGCGACAGTATCTGTGGTGCCAGTGCTGATTCCTAAATTTAACATTGGATAAGGGCGACCAAGGGCTAGTTGACTTGGCCAATTTGCTTCCACTGGCAATCCTATGCCTTCGGTTTGACTACATCCTAATGCCACATCAACTTTTTGTCTGTATAAAGAAATTAAATCGTGTGTGCGAAAACCCTGTGCGTTGTATTGATAGCTGATGTTAATGTTTGCCCAGTCAGCTTTTTTTGGGTTGGCTAGATAGTTAGACTCAAGGTCGCTACCTGACCAAAGCATATTGGCATTTTTTGGTAGCCAACTATAAGGTATTTGTTTTTGTTGCCAGAAGTTCATTTACTGTAGGTAATAAAAAGTCGGCCCAGGCTTCGTGTGCTTGCCAGCCCAAATGATAACTTTTTGGGCCAACTGTCGGAAAACCTTGACTGGTTAGATAGTTATAGTAGGTCATTGAATCAGTGTAGGGCATAAGGTAACTGCCGTTCCAATCGTATTCTTCTGCTCCTAGATGCTGTAGATTCTTAATGTTAGCAAAACTGTGGAATGTACTAAAAAATAAATGCCGAATACCGCGTTCATTCAACAGTTGATGAAACTGATATATTTTATTGTGTGCGTCAATAGTACGTCTATTAATAGCGTCACTACTGCCTTGTTCAATAACCCAGTTACGATAACGCTCGGCAAACTCAGCAGGTACCGTGTCCCATCCACTGGCGGTGACCTGATAGTATGTACCTTCGTGTAGCCACTCTTCTCGTTCCCAGGTAGCCCAACCAATGACAACAAGGTCTGGCTTTTCTGTTTCAAGGTACTCTAAGGTAGTACGCATAATGCGATCATTACTACTGGCACTTTCAGCATCACAATGTAGTATAGCGTAAAGGTGATTGGCCAACAAACAGCCATAACTAGCACGTTCGTTATCGGGGTGCGGACGTCTGCCTAATCCGTAGTAGAGTGGATCATCCTCGGCAAAGCAAAAACTATTGACTGCTTCTGCTCCGGCACTATGGCTGTCGCCGTTTACATATAAGATCAACTTACTTCGGTCTTTCCATCGCCAAGGTCTCGACGATTAATTACACGTGGACGATCACCCATTGGTTGGTTAGCTTCCCATTGTTCAAAGTTTTCTGCTACAACATTTCTACAAACATCAGCAAACCATTGATCTACTAAGTCGGCATCGGTTTTGCCTTTAAATCCAGCACGTGCTAGATTAGTAATAAATTTATCATTCCAGTCTAGTTCAAAAGCACCGTTGCCGATATTGTCGGGGTCAAGTTCTACTGCTACAACACTAACCCATGGTTCGCCTTTAGCATCAGCAATTTGTCTAGGGGTCATTCCACTAAAATCAATTTTCTTTGTACGAGGTTTAGCCGCGGCCTTTTTTGCTACAGTCTTTGTTGCTACAGGCTTTTTTGCTACTGTCTTTTTTGCTACAGGCTTTTTAGTTGCCATTATTGTTCTCCTTAACTTCCATCCAAGTATGGTCGCCCATATATTTTACTTGAGTTATGTACTCGTAGTCAACCGGGACGCCAGTTGACCAATCTGTTGGACCATTATGTGTTAGAATGGTTTTATTTCTTCTTTGGTCCCATACTAACCAATACGAGTGGCCCATTACTACCTGAAATTGATACTCTGCGGCGTGTACTGCATCTGTTACTTCTAGTCTACGTTTAATATCATCGGCCTGCTTTTGTAATACCTTAACCAATTCCATAATACGATCGTACTCTTGCCGGGCATAAATCCTAGCATGATTGATCATTAGATCCTTTTGTTTTTCAACAGGGATAAGATCAAACTTTGGACCACCTGCTTCCGTAGGATAAGGACTTACGTTCCTGTTAAAAAAAGGAATTAAGTCCCCAGTAGATGTTGAATCGTAACTGAGCCTACCATCGGCTGAGTTAGATTTTTTATCTGTCATTGAATCCAGTGTTGTGCTAGAACCATTAGGCTTAACCAAGCCCACATAGTATTAAAACCTACTAGTGTTGGCAATGCTTTTTTACGACTTGCCCAAATAAGTGTTACGCTGGTTAATAATGTTAGATAGTACAGTTCCCAGATCTGAATTCCAAAGATTAGACCCGGGATGATAATGATAGCTTTAGCTAACCAGCTAACAAACTCTACAGTATTGTAACCAGTCCAGTATTCCTTTTTAAACCACATCATATAGCAGTCACGCATATTTGCCCAACCACTGTGGCTATAACTGATTACCATTAACGCTACCCATACGCCTACTGCTAATAAGATTTGATTTGTTGTCATTGTTTTAAACTCCAAATTATATGTTCTACTGGTGCGTGATATCTAAATTCAATCACAGCATCTCCGGGCCCACCCCAGACTGCTAGACCTTGATACGCAAAACGTAACCATAACCAACGTCCAGTTATATGACTTCGCTTAGGCCACCACATAAAACGTAATCGCCATAAAGCACGATCCTGAAAGGCATCGTATGTTTGTACATCTGGCTCATAACTATGACCCATCATGTGCCCCACTCATTCTTAAACAGTGGTACCTGTAGTCGATCACTGTAGCGTAGCCCACGTTTCATAGCCGCTAGTGCTACATTCTTGGCATTCAACGAATATACGCTTTCAACACCACCTACTGGCATTAGATAAACATTACCTTTAAATCCTGCCGCACGATAAGCACCGATAGCACATTCAGCATCTGCTATATCTTGCTCAGTGGCAACAACAAACTTAAGATATGTATGTCCAACATCTTCATACGCACACACAATTTCTGGACGAATAGCATCTTCCCACGCTTCGCCACTGGCTGGCAATTTAGCACTTACACTAAATGTCAGTGCTTCGCGCCCTCTGGATTTATTGCCCAACGACCAATTCAGCAAATAGTGTCTAAATTCTTTGCTGAGTTCTTGAGTGCCATTAGTCTCAAAAGTAATTTCTTTAAGACCTTTCATCTTAGGATTGTCTAGCAAGTCTGGATAAGCACGTTGCCAACCTAGTAGTGGCTCGCCACCGGTAATAACTAAATGCTCATCTTGCCATTCACCGTGCGGAATAATTTCCATAATACGATCTACAATAGCATCTGTGGTAAGCATAGGACTTAGGTTCTTAAAGTCCGGATGCCAGCTAGCATAACTATCACACCCTGTACTTACTAAAGGTAGTTCTTCATACTTTGTAAACATATGACTGACCTGAGCAATATCCTCAGCTTCGTTACTGAGTTCACCTCTAGGCATACCAAAGCCAGCACATTTAAAGTTACAACCAAATGTACGTAAGAAAACACTAGGCACGCCCATAAAGCGTCCTTCACCTTGAATACTATAAAATAGTTCTGCTATTTTAATCTTGCTCATATAATTTAGACCATTGTTTGAGTTTATCTTTTTTTGCCAATGCGGCTTTTTCTAATTGTACAGAATCAAGTACGCCTTGGTCAACTAAAATATCAATCATGGCCAATACATCGCCGATTTCTTTTTCAAGGTTATCGCGTTGTGTACCTTGTCCATTTAGATATTCATTTTCTAAACCAAATCGTCGACACTTGCTGACGTTTTGTATTACTTCGGCACACTCTTCTTGTAGTATACCTAATGCTTCTGCTGTTTTTTCATTCATTTGTTAGTTCCAGTGTCTAATAACCCCTGCGATAATAAAGCAGTTAGTTATGATATATGTTAACACAATTACAGTACGAATACAAGCAACACGATCAGCTTCAGCATCAGTGTTGCCTGCTTTTTCACCCAGGGCCTTGGCCCAGATACGCCAAATTTTATGCGAATAAATCTTCATTCCACTCGCGATGGCCTTCACGGAATGCCATATTGCTTTGCGTTTCTCTAACTTCCACGCGATAGCACCAAAGTCTATCTGCTTCTGATTGCCCCCACATATCCGGGATATAAACACCATTAACATATTTGTATAATTGATCTGCTAGTGCTTCACAGCCTAATGCTGGAAGGATAGTTAGTTTAGCTAACTTACGACGTTCCATTTCTTTATAAAACTCTAGTTCTGGATCATCTGCGGCTACCAGTGTAGTGTGGTCAAATTGACTTTCAAGGATACCCTTGAGTTCTTTAAGTCCACCGTAGTCTGCCGCCCAGTTACGTACATCCAGGCTGTCTGTGCCAAAGTAAAATTTCATACTAAATGAATAGCCGTGATTTAAATTACAATGACTATCAGCTCGCCATTGGCGGTAAGCGCAGGGAAATGCGTCGTGATACTCTTTGGTACTTGTGTATTTGTACTGTCTTGGTTGATTTGCCATATTGATTCTCCTATGTTATTATAGCATAGGCCTGCAGAATTTGTATAGCGGGATGAATGCCAGAAAGGCCGCTGTGTTGGGATAATACTATTTAGTATCGTCTGTTTTTGCTTTTGGTGCTTCTGGTTTTGGAACCACTGCCGGCGGTGGTGCGGGTATTTGCTTTAGGTATGGATCAATGACATAAGCATTTGCCCCATACCAACCGATTGCTGACAGGAAACCTCCGCCTACAAGTGCTAGTGCTAGTAACATCTTATTGCTCAACGGCCCAAAGACCGTTGTCCTCTTCTACAAAATTATTATCCCAGGTAGTCTTACTAACAAATGCTCTGTTACGTTTGTTAGCTTCGTCATTGATATTGCCAATTGGCTTTTCGCCAAATTGTTCGCGATAGTTATTAATCAATTCACTTTCCATCGACTCAACTTCTTTAAATGGATCAAATGATTGAAAGTTGTATTTGGTAACGTCCCACACAATCATTTTTAACTGACGATGATCTATGTCAATACCGTACAATTTTTTAAAATCACGTTCGATAGTTAACCAGTCTGATCCGCTTGAGCCGTCGATTCTAATACCGTCGCCCCAACTATAGCAATGAGCAATTTGACGATAAGCACGTTCGCCCCATACCCTAAATTTACTTTTTGGTGCGCTCATACCAAACTTGATAATAATACCTTTGAACATTAAACAATATACATACTTGTCAATTTGGTATTTTTTAAAAAACGCACAGATTTCAGCTGGTACGTTAAGAAGACCAACATCAATAGTGTATTTTGGAAACGATGCCCAATCGTATTTACAATTCATTTTTATCTCCACCATTCTTCCCAAGGAAACACACACCATATGGGTTCCTCGAGTTTATTGATATGTAAGCCTACATAGTCTACATCTTTAAAATTGCTTGCGGCATTGTCGATCAACACAGCAACACGAACATTATTGCCCCAAATATTATCCCAGCGTGGATCATTGGGTAAACATCCACTGGGCCAGTCTTCACGAATCCAGTTAAGTGTAGCACCGGTGTCATTGATGTCATCGACAATAAGAATGTTCTTACCACGTTGGCTACGTGGTGCGTCTCCGTCTACAGTAGGATCATTGTAGCCAAACGCATCTTCAGCCATCCAGCAGTTTGATTCTGGACCTAACTCACTGTCACGTAAACTAACACTAAGAGTATGCATAGGCACTTCTAGATAGTGGCTCAACATTGTAGCCGGAATCAACCCCCCACGAGTAAGCCCTACAATATAATCAGGTTTCCAACCGTCGGCATTCATACAACGAATAATATCGTGTAACCAACCTTTGATAGTTGAATCTTTGTAGTAAACTTGTCTAGACATAGTATTCTGCTTCTCGTAAATTGTGTGTTTGAATTTGATCTAAAAACTTTATTAAAAACATACTTGCGACACTGGCATCTGCTCCATCAAAACGTATCAAAGTTAATCCGGTACCATCCTGCATTTTATAACTTGCTTTGGCTTTACCGTATTGTACTTGATTTGTAAAATGTTCGCGACCTTTATTATCCCACCATTGTACTCTGGTAGCCAATCCGCCAATCATATTAAACCATTCGCCCATTTCGTCTGTAAGTGCTGGAACCATAAAACGGATTTCATAGGCTACCCGACATCCTGGGGGAAGTTTTTGCATTACTTAAATAACCTTGACCCTAAATATTCTTCGTGCGGTACCCAACCTTGGCGAGTTAAGAATCCCCACTCTTTACGTTTACGCATAGGCATAAACAAAGTCCAGGTTTCGACCTCGGGATCAATTTCAATACGATGGTAACTGTTGGCGCCACAGATACGAAAGTGCCCGGCACCACGCCAGTGCGCTATTTCCCCAAACTTTTCTCCACGATTGTTGATTTGTGGAATCCATTCCCAATAACCACCTTTTAAAATAACAGTGGCATAGTTCCAAGGGTGATCGTGTGGAACATCTGGATCCGACTTTAGGAATTTATGTAAGAATATGTTAAATGGAAACCAGGTGCGATCTTTAAGAAACACATAGTAACGTTCTAGATATGGCTCTTCGTTTACACGATCCATAATAATACGTCGACGTCCAATACTTTCTAACCATTTAAGTAACATTATTTCTCCAACTTTGTTAAACGAAAACTAAGTTCTCTATCCTCTGCAACCATTTGATTTCTCATTGATTGAAGCAGAAGATAAGCACGATTAATACGAATGTGAGCATAAATGATAGCGGCAACTACAGCGGTAAGGGTAAGTCCCCATCCGGCCACAATACCAATTATCCATGACCATAGTCCGGTGATTTCGTTAGTTAATGCTGTTAGTGTTTGAGCAATCATTCGACATCCGTTAGAGTTAGTACCATCTTAAGTTGTTCTTGAGCTTCTTCATATCGGGCAAGTGCATCAGCTACAGTAATATTGGTAGCCGCAATTTCTTTGATTTTGGCTTCTTCGTTCATTTTCTTTTGCGCCCACTCTAACGCACTAACAGCCGTTCCATTTAAGCCAACAGTGGGATAATTCATTTGTATTTGGGTCCACATATTACCGTCGTAGACTTCCATATTAGTACCGTTAAAACGTACCTGTCCGGAGGCAGGGTTGTTTGAACTCATATTTACATATTGGCTACTTGCGTAACCGCCTTGTACCTCTATATAAGGTCCGGCATTAATAGTTTTGATCATTCTTTTAACTTCGTCATTGTAATAATCTTGCCTAGCTCGCGATCAAAGTCTGCATCGTCGGCAATGATATATAGACTTTCTGAGCTAATTTGACTAGCAACTGATACAATACTACCGCCATTGGCTGGTGTAATTTTAAGTGTTAGTGTTTGTCCTGTGATAGGACCTTGTGTGGTTGGCCCAAGGGTAAGGCCACCTATGCCATTGTAGCCATTGCCACCGATTTGGTATGTATTTGCCATTTTATATTCCTGCGGGTTATCTTGTGTTAGTGTTAGTTTACCTGCGCCGAGCCAATTAAAAATTCGTATACGCCAACTTTTTGGTATCATACTCTTAACAGTTCCAGGCTAACAATTTGACCAATGCGGTCGGCAATATCGTCACCATCGGGGATCACGTGTGTGATATAGTTATTGCGATCCGTTTTACGATCATATTGTCGAATCTGAACCACAGTACCGCCACGTGCTGGCATAACACTAAAGCCTAGTCCTTCTACTTCAATTGAGTTGGCACCACGTGATATAGATACAGATTCTACCACGGGATAGCTGTCCTGTGCGCTGTTAACCCAGCGGCGTAGTTTAAGTTTTAACCAGTTCATTTTCCTGCGTACTCCTGTTGTAGTTTAATATTATCAAAGAACTCTTTTTTAGTATTCATATCAGTTTGGAAAGCACCAGTTAACACAGTAGTTTGTGTTAACGAACTGGCAGCCATAATGCCACGATTTTCGCAACAACCGTGAGTAGCTTGAATATAAACTGCTACATTCTTTGATCCTGTTGCGTTACTGATTTCCCTAGCAATATCGTTACACAGCTCTTCCTGGAGAGTGCCGCGACGAGCACACCACTGAGCAATACGAGTGTACTTAGACAGACCAATAAGCCTATCCGCGGCGATGATACCAATGTAAGCGACACCAACAACGGGCTGATGATGATGGCTACACATAGAGCGCAACTCACTTCGTACCACCAACATACCTTTGTATCCATCATCTACCTCGTTAGGAAAACTTGTTGCGTCTGGAGCAGGTTCATAACGACCTGCCATAATTTCGTTAAAGTACATTTTAGCCAGACGTTTAGCAGTACCTTGACTGTTAGGATCGTTTTCACGGTCAATCAGCAAGCGATCTAATACCATTTCAAATGCTTCTGTTGCTTCGGATATTAGAATCTTTTTATCTTGCTCGCTTACATAGTCGCTGATGTTGTCTCCTGCCCAAAAACGCTTGCCTTCACGTTTCATTCGAAAGCGGATAACGTCAGCTAGGTTAGCTTCTTCGTAACCTTTGTCGCTCATATGATTGGCTCCCGTTATTACAGCATCTTCATATCCGGGATGATACGGTGCTTGTTGTACTAGTAAATCTGCTATTTTTTGTTCTTCTGGTGATGCGTATTTAGGCATTCAATTTCTCCGAGTTAGTGTCGTGGATGACCATATTGTATTGTACTATAAATGTTGTGTAATATCAATAGGTATTTTTAAATCATGTTACCGATTATTGCGTTCATTACTGCTGGATCTACCGAAGTAGGCACAGGAGTTAAGTTAAAATCTATTTCTCGTAGATCTGGATATTGTACATACTCTGGTGTATGATTTATAGTTGGTAATTTTTGTATTCCAAATAAACAGGTTTCTAGTGTAGGGCAATAGTGATATCCTTGTATAAAGTTCTGCTGTTTGATCCAAGGATCAATACGTAAATCTCTACCATCGCTACGCATCATACTAAGTGTTTGGTAAGACTTTTCATCGTCTAAGAGTATAGCACCTGCCCTGCCCAATGTCATTGGTTTACCGTTGCCAAAACTTAAACATTGTAAACGCCCTGGTTGATACATACCACGTTCTAGTCTACGAGCACTATCCATAATGCGTGTTCCGTAAAACTCGTATTCGCCAATCCACGGATCGTCCATATAGGTATACTTTACACCTAGTTGATTAAGCATCTGCGGAATACTAAGGTATGTAAATGCTGTAAGTCTACATTGACGTATTTGATCTAGTCTAAAACATAATTCTAGTGCGTGTGTACAACTATCAGTTACTACCGCATAAGGAGCACCAGTATATTCAGCTAGATCACGTTCAAACTCAAATAGTATATCGTATCTCATTCTGACAAGTGATCCTGTTTAATTTCGCGTACTGGGCATTCTAATTGTTCAGCAATTGCATTTTTAATGCGTATGCGTTCATTGTTATGATCTCTAATAGCAATAGCACGTCTACCGATTTCTTCCAACGGCAGTTCAGCTTCACGGCCTGTTTTAAGTTCAGATTCTAAATCCCAGATAGTGTTATGTACAGCCACTAGATTCATATAAAGATCTTCAACGTCTTCTATGTTATATTTTATGGCCTGATTCATATACCAGGTTAGTTCTTCAGCATTGGCGCCGTGGGTGCGTTTAAATTTTACTTCGGCAATGGCCAAACGATCAATTAATTCAATTACAGGGAATTTTATCATTTACGAACATACCACTTATAGGCAGAGTCAATAATAGTTTTAATATTACTGTGTTGCGGAGTCCACCCAAGTTCTTCTCGGGCACGACTCGAATCAGCTACTAGCTCTGCTGGATCGCCTGCTCTCGGTAGACCGTAGTTAACAAAACTAATTCCGTATTTGTCAAATACATAGTCTACAATTTGTTTATTGCTTACACCTACGTTAGTACCTAGATTAAATGTTTCGGCAATGTTTCCGCTAATACGTCCTTGCCTTTTGCGAATAACGTAACCTGCCGCACGTACATGAGCTAGGGCAATATCCCATACGTGAACATAATCTCTAATACAAGTTCCATCTTCGGTCTCAAAATCGCTACCGTTGATAGTAACACCACGTCCGGCAATAGCGGCTTCTAGTACACGAGCAACAATATGTGTAGCTTCAGGTTCTTGGCCAAGATCATATGTGCCAGGCATAGCACCTGCCGCATTAAAGTAACGGAAGCATACAGTATCAATTCCGTAGGCACGACTATAATCTTGTAGTATAAGCTCGCAGGTGGCCTTAGTACTACCATAAGGGCTTAAAGGTTTTACTTCGTCGTATTCTTTGATAGGCAAGCAGTCCGGTTCGCCGTATACACTTGCGCTTGAACTAAACATAATAATAGGTTTTTTGTCTAGGTTCTTAACCAAGTTCATCAACCCTACAGTTTTAACTACATTGTTTTCGTAGTATTCTGCAGGATTTGTCATACTAGGACCAACTAAACTAGTGCCAGCACAATGGACGATAATGTCCGGAGCCACATCATAGATAGTAGCAAGACTAGCATCACTAATAAAGTCTCCAATAAAGTATCCATCGATATCCTTTAATGTATGTTCACGTTTAACACGGTCGATAATGTAAACTTCGTCGCCGTTCATCTTAAATGCACGGGCTACGTGGCTACCAATATAACCACATCCGCCGGTAACCACAATTTTCATTCTGGTTTTCCGCCTGTACACGATCCGCCATCAAACCAAAGTCCCATGGCTTCTTGACGATATTTTTCTAATTCTACTCGATCTGCCCAATCTTTTAATTCTTGATCATTGCGAGCGTGGCTACCATCGCAATAGGGTTGGTGTAGGCTTTTGCCACAGCCACACCGGGCGCGACCGTCATCAATTGCTTGCCTATCTTCTGTTGTAAATGTTGTCATAGTGAATATTGTTCCATTAATTGAATAGCCCAATCAAATGCTACGTTAGCTTCAACGGCCATTGTATCATCAAGTTTAGCACGAATAGCATTTTTTAACAAGTCTGCATTGGCAAAATCTAATGCTGTATGCGGTGCGTCGATTACCTTTTTAATCATCTGCCCGCCAAACAAATCGCCCATATGCCAGGTATATAAATGTGCCATTATACGTTCTGGATAGTCCTTAATACTAATTAGATATTGTACGTAATCGTGTGCCACCGGATTTAAACTATCGAGTGTTGGATTCATTTCTTTAGCATCGTTTAGTAATAGTCTAGCACGTTCAATTCCTGCTAGGTCAGTTAATAGTCCGGCTTCTCTAGCAATATTTTCGATAGCATTATATATTGATGCCTTTTGGAATGTAAAGTCGGCCCATATATCCAATGGTAGTGTGCCGGCAAATACTGCTTTCATAAAAGCAGTTTGCTCAGCACGATCGTGGCTGTCTTTAGTTAGGTCTTTTAAACTCATTTAATCCTCTTGTATATGATCGGGTTTAGGTCCAAATTGGTCTAGATATTTTGTTTTATAATCTTGTTGGCTTTGTTCGCTATTGTATTTAGACGCACTATTACTGGTCAGTGCTAAAATAATTGGATGATTTAATTTTTTCATTATACGATAGCTGACTTCTTCTAGCACAGCTTCAACATCGGCGCCTTGTGCTAGTTTCATTAACGCACGACCATATTCGTATTGCTCAACACGTTTAGCCCAATTTTCGTAGGTTTCGTTAGGTAGTTGGTTCATACGGCTCGGTTAACCCACGCCACTGTACGACATCAACATTGTTGGCCCAACCAATGCCTTTGGTCCACTCACAGAAAAAACTCCAAGGCCAATGCGTTGATTCAACTTCATACAGGCCATTGTACCTTGGTTTATATCGTTTAGAGAACCAGTCAGTTACAGTCATTAAAAAGGCCAACTAGCTTCTTTTTCTTGTTCTTTGGCTAATACAATTCGTTCCAGTGACACAACTGGATCCCAAGGTTTACAGTATTTGTCACGGTTAGCAAGACCTTCTTTAGAGTCTGGGTCGTAGCTGATCCATTCTAGATGGTCGTAACCGCTATGGCATTCTGGGCATTGGTATCCATCGTCGGTGTCTTCCATATCATCGCGATTGCCAATCCAATGACAGTTTTTACATTCTGCTTCTGGAGGGGCTGGGGGTTGATTAACCCAACTGCTAGTGTCCCAATTATAACCCGACCAGGTATCAACACCAGTAATAACAGTAGGCTTACCGTAGTTGTATTCTACAAAGTTTTCGCCGTCCCAGTATAGTGTGCCATAGGTTGTGCCATAGTTACTCCAGATAGCATTGTACCAACCTACGTGTACTGGTTTGTGTTTTTTAAATTTAAATTTAGGAGACCTTTCCCAGTCGTCTGGACTAGGACCAGTCGCCGGCACATCATATGATTCTTCTGGATCATACGCTTCTTCGTCACCGCCTAATAGCCACTTGCTTTCGCCCCATTTACCTGTAGTGCTAATATCGTTATTGTCAATATCGTCACCGTCGTAGACAACGCCGTGGCATAGATGCCAACCATCGGCGTCACTATATGTTAGTTTTAATTTTTTAGGATCAAACGGTTCTTTGAGTTCAATCTCTCCACCAAACAGCAGGCCTTTTTCTCCTTGGGCTCCCCAGAACGCAACCCCACCATCGGGAATTTCATCAACATAAAACTCTTCATCTTCTTCGACTTCAACACCTTCAGCTTCTAGCTCAGCACGAGTTAGTTGGCACTCCCATACTACATTGCCTTTTTCATCAAAGACCTGAACACTATTACCATCATCCATTGTAGCACCACTGGCGTGAATTAAGTCATCGCATTCGTATGGACTTCCTGGTGGGAAAGGTTGCATATCATCAGGAACATCTAATTCGTTGTCCCAATCGCCATTGTACTCGTCTAAGTCAATATTATTTGCCTTAAAGTAATCATAGACTTTGCGATCAACACGCCCACAATAGACTTCTCCTCCGTAGTTACCTAATTCAATACGATAGGTCTGAGGAGTCCATTTAAGAACAGCGATTAGTTCTTCTGCTGTAATTTCTTTAGTTTTTGCTTGGTTTCCCATAATTCGCCTCTTAGTTTAGTTTCTAACAATCGGTACTGTTGTACTTCGGATAACAAGGTTTGGTTTAATGTTACTTGGTAGTCGTGTTCTCGACGTTCTTTATCAGTCATTGCAACTTCTTGCACTATCTCTTTAGGTGCAGATGTACGGCCTGCTAAAAAGCAAACAAGGCCCACAACTAGATGCAATACCAAATCTCCGTTCATATCAATTCCTATTCAAAGTTGACCAAGTCAACCATTCCTTAAAGCAATTATATACTTCTTTGATTTCTTTGTCATCCTGTTCGAGCTTGACACCGCGAACATAAAACCCATCTTCGGCAATTCTAAGCATTTCGGTTGTGCCTGAATTTAGGACAATATTATTTGTAGGCTGTTGAAAAGTCATTATGGGAATAGGACCGCGATAGTTCGGGTCTTGAAAATCAATATTTTGATTCATGTGTATGCTTACGATAGTCTGTGCTCATACGTAACCATTGTTCGCCCGAGCCTTCCAAAATATCAACAATGCGATCAATAGTGCCGTTGGTCCAATCACTGATCTTGCCCATATTCTTATGTGGGTTTTGTAGTAGTGGGAATAACTTATTAATTGCGTCATCCATTGACCAAGGAATATACAGTCGATCTAGGTCGTTAGCAAAAGTTTCAGGGAAACTGCGATAAGCAGGATATAACACGTTACTTCCCAAAGTATCAGCTTCCGAGACTGTGTTTGATACCCAATCTTGGAGAGCACAATTGAACAAGACACGAGTATCATTAAGCAAAGCATAGTAATCATTTTTTTCTAAGTCCTCATAAACAGTTAGTAGTCCACGGGCCTGTAGATCACGGGTACGAGCCATATAGCTGTCGTTATTGGATTTAAGTTTGGCCCCGCTAAAGATACAGAACTCTACACCCATATGCGGATATCTACGATTCCATTCTTCAATTAAATCCATATAAAAATCTGGTTGCTTCTCTTGATCCCACCGTGCCGCAAAGCCTACACGCATCTTACGTTCTGCGAACGGTTTAAGTTCACCAGCGACACGACTGCGTACTTCCTCTTTGCCAAATGCTAGGCCGCTGATATTGTAGATGGGAGCCTCCCACCCAGCAACCTTCATATGCATCGCCATCTCTTCATTGCTGGCTAGTACGATATCAGCAAACTGATCAACCATACGTTCGTAAGTAGCCATCCACTTAGACATACCCCATACGTGTACGAAATCGTCAGGGTCGATAGTCTGTGCCAAACAACGAACGGCAATGCGAGGACGCATATGAACAGGCACTTGATTGATAATATAAGGTAAGCTCTCGATACCTGGCTGGAACATATCTTCAAAGTAGATAATATCTTCATTTGTAACTTCTCCTGCTTTCATCTTCTTAACAAGATTCATTAGTTGGCTCATACCAAAGTAAGTACGACCGTGGGCGTCTAATACCTGCCCGGTTACAATGGCCTGATCGTTACTGAGTGTTTCACCTGTAACAATTTCATAGTTAATACCACGTTGTTCAAACACACGCACGTTCCACTCTTGTAATTGTAGTGTGTAACGTGCTTTGTAGGGCTCTAGGCCCATATACCATAATTTTCTCATTCTTCTACCTTGTCAATTCCGTAAAGATTCATTGGTCCAATTTTTCCGTACACTGAAAAACGAATAGCTTCACTTAATGTCTTAAAGTATTTAGACACTAAGCTATCGCCGGACATATAATATTTTACTCTATACATTTTTCTTTTTAAAATTTTCTACATCAACAACAGCAGAACGTAAAGTCTCCGCATAGTTAAGAGCCTGTTGTTGTGTTAAAATTAAACTGGTCTCGTATTCGACATAACCTCGAGTAAGCAAACGCCACATAGTTTGCCAACGATTCAACTTCCACCATTGACTCTTAACTTTTGTATAGACAGTAACACTAATCTTATTAGTGTCGTCTGCTTCTACCCACAGATTGTGTGAGTGATTAAGATCTTGGCACTCACAGACAATCTGGTATGACTTAGCATCACCCCACTCGCCTTGTTTTAAGATACCTTCAGCAGGTTGCTGTGGTGCCAGTTTCATTGTTGTTCTCTCGGGCGCCAGTTAGTATCACGTGGTCGGAAGTCCTTGCGTTCACGCTTAGGAGTACGCCATTGGTCCCAAGGTTCACGACCTTTAGTCATTTTAATGTACTCGCCATATGGAGTACGCTCGTTATACAGATTGCGCTCATCATACGGGTATCCGTAATCAATACAAAACTGTTTGTAAACTTCCAAATCTTCAAAGATCTGGGCCACTTCGGGTTTCATACGAAGATACTTATTGAGCCATTCTGGTTTGGCCATGATATTTCCTTTTAAATAACGATTGATTGACTCGGACGGGTAAGGTTATAAGAAATTGAACATCCGTTTTCACCGTCCTCGGATACTTCAATTGTTACAGCACGATTTGGATACCGTGCGGCAATTTGGTCGTATAAATCATCTGCGATCATTTCGCAAGACTTATAGTTAAGTTCTAGAACTCGATTTTCATTATAGGGACCGGTCCCACTGTATAGGTTCTCGAGCCAGCGTTTGAATTGGATGAACTCGATGTCCCGGTCATTATGGAAGACATCGATTGACACCCTAAAATGGAAAATGTGACGATGAGGGCTAGCAAGAAACGAAACATCGTATTCATCACCTGTTGCTAGTTGTGGGTCAGTTGCCGCGGCTGGATAGCAGTGGACACCTTCACGTTGGAAGGTAACCCAAATTTGTCGTTGTGCGGCTGTTTTAATACGCTCAATTTGTTCACGTTCTGCTTGAATCATTTAATCACTTCGTCTTGTGTATATTTAGACCAATCCGTAAATACTTTACGGTCCCGTAATTCGTGTAAACTATGACACCAGACTCCTGGGTTTGTAGCACGGAAGTCTTTGTCGTCTAGCTTAATTATAGCATTATATCCCATTAGTTGTATATAGGGCAATTTAACCGAAATCATCGGAATAAAGTTATTGTACTCAACCAAACAGCTTTCGGCTAGGCCTTCGGTACAAGTAACATCCAAATCCAAAGTACACAGAAATCCTTTTTGTAAACAATCTGTGATCATAGATTCCCATTCACGCCAGTTGTCACCATCATCTGTATCTAATTTAGGAAAACTTTGGTTAGCACCAAAATACAAATGCGTACAGTCGTTATTGGCCGCTAGAGTCATAATAATTTGACTGTCCTGTATGCCTACCACAAACAAAGTTCTGCGCCCAAAAGCTGGGCTATGTTCTACTTCGTCGCCGATAAAAAAACTAATATCGTTGTGTCCTGGTCTATCCATTCTTTGCTTTCTTGCTGTTTTCAAATGCTAGTGTTTCTTTAAGTTTAACAATATCGTCTTTAAGATGCAACCTTTGTTTTTTCAATTTGTTTAACAATTCATCTTGGAAAGCTCCGGTACTTTCGAGTCCGTTGATTTTCTTATCCAATTTGGCGTGTTCGTCTTCTAAGTGTTTAATACGGGCAGTAATAGTCATTCGTTCTCCAATGCTTCTAATTTTGATTCATCAAACTCGGGCTCATCTTCTTCAACAACATTATCTTCAAACTCAAATAGATCATCAAAGTTAGTAAACGAATTCATAGCACGTTTACCTTTAAATCCACGAGTGCCAACAATCTCCATCCAATAAATGTTGTATTCGTCAATGATAGCATCAGCAGTAGCTCGATCTGGGGCGGCAAATATTGCTTCTACTATATCTTCAAATTTATCTTGGCCTGGCGCACTATACGTCATCATTGCCGGACGAGTGCCAGTATCAAAACGCCTATTGGCTTCCTGTACTGCGGTTAAGTGCATCCATACATTATGACCCATTAACAATGCGTAACTAAAACTGTCCCAAGAAGTTTTACCTTCTTTGCCATTCTTGTTTAGGTCTCCAGGTTTGTAATAGCAAATATCTTTCATCTTCAGCATATCAGATATAGGACTATCTTCCCATCGTGGGTAGATACCATCTGCTACTACACCATCACTCCATTTACGTGTATCTAGTGCGTATTTCTTATCGTCGGCACTAGGAGCCATACGATATGACCATTTGTCATTGTCTTTAAAGACATTTTCAAAATAGACCTGTCCGTTAGCAGTAGCTAAAAATGGACTGGCGCAATCAAAACTAATTGTAAATGATGGGTTCACATATTTACGAATTGCTCTTTGAATAGTAGTCAATAATACTGCCCACTCTAGTTTACTTGTGCCCAAGAAATGCATCCAATCGTGTACACCTTCTTGTAGTAAATTATCATAGCGTAAGGCTACCAAACGCTTAAGGATTAGGTGTACGTCACACATATTCTGACCGCCCATTGCCCATCCATCAAAGTGAGTGTCAGGATACTTCGAAGGATCACAATACTTTTTCATTGTTTGATACCAGTTCTCGGCATTCTTATGATTGTCGCCTTGTAGAACATTTAGAATACGTGTACCACCGTTCTTAACACCCTTACGGTGCTTCATGAAATATTCGTTATTGTATTTGGTGGCTTCTACTGCTTCATTTAACGTAGTAATTTGGCACTTAGCACTGGCGTTCTCATCGTGAATAACCCAAGTAGGAATATCTAATGTCATACAGTAGTTACTGATTGTGTCAAGCCAGGTTAATACGGCCTTGCGTTTAGCTTCAGCCTTAGGACATCCGCTATTGGCCTTCCAATCACCTTCCCATAACCCTTTGGCTATCTGGAAACCTCCAGAATCGCCTAGGATTAGTGTGTTGGGATCGCGATTGCGAACCATATCCTCTGACCAGTCTTGCTTATTAAGGTCGAGGTTGGCGTGTCCACCGGAGTACAGTGACCATTTATATGGAAACAGGGCTTTCTGGTCATTGAGCCAATTAAGCTGTTCCATATCTGTTATACCCTGCGGAAAACGTGCAGGATCAACATAATTTTCGTTACGCTGTTTACCTATAAATGTAGCATAGAATCCACTGATAGCTGGTAAAAATATAGCGTAATCGTTTTGTTTATCTGTTAATCTATCTTGAGCCATAATATTTTACTGAGTTAATTAAATCATAATCTGCGGCAAAATGCCGTTTAACATTGTCTAAGTATTTAGAATTTTGTATTGTTGCTTTAAATAATTCTTTAAAATTATGTCTAATAGGATCGTTTTCACTTACGTGTTGGTACTCGTATCTATGATATCTATTAGCCATACCCCGTTCGTCTAAAAATGTACTAAAGTCTTCTCTGTAGTATTGGTCGCATCTAAAAAATACACAACGATCTGTGTCCAGGCCTTGTAAGAATTTTACTTGTTGTTCTGTGTGATCGTCAAATGTTATAGTATCAAATATTATATCAAATACGTGTTCAGTCCATTCCCCGTTGCCAAAGTTGGGATGATATAGTGTTAGATATTCGGCGATGCCACTAAGCCAACGATCTACTGGATCACGCAATACCACAATAGCAGTTTTATCAAGCTGGTCAGTGTGATAGTTGTAAAACTCCCACCCCCAATCTAATAAATTAGGTTTAGTCCACGAACTAGCATTTTTAGGAATGTTTACATACATAAGGTCACTGTCGGGGCGACTCATACATTCCCCAAACACATGACCTTTATGTGCCCACTTGTCTAAATTGCTAGAATTGATTATCACTTAGTCTGCGAAGGTAGCATATAACGATAAACAGCAATACCTGAATCTACAGTAATTTCAGCAACGTTCTCATCGCTGATCTTAAATGTTTTATCTCCAGGCAAGCTCAAAATGCTAATAACAACATTAACTGGCCAATATAGTTGTTTAGTTAACGCACCGCCACAGCCTTGAGCAAAAGTAAAGTCGCCAGCATGACTGCTATGGTCACCAAAGTAAAACTTTAGATCCCCGTTGTCAACCTTAGTTGAAAAGAATGTAGCATCACTGTGTGCCTGTGCTTGGAATTTAAGTTTCTGGATGCTTACTACAGTTGGAGTAATTTCTACACCCCACTTGACCTGTTTCTTCATTGAAACACTTTTAAGTTGGTCATTGATAATAGCTGAACCCATAAAACGATAATTGTTTTTAAAGTCGCCATCTTTGTTTACAAAAGTAATTCCACTAGGCTCTCCGTCCTGTTGAGTTACTGTAATTTTAGCATCTTCCTTGTAGACTGGAAGATTAAGGATAGTGTTTAGTCTATCTAAGTTTGGCATACCAAATGTGCCAACAAAGTCAGCTACTGGTGCTTTGAATTCGGCATTTAGGATAACTGTTCGGTTATCTTGATCAAACGCATTAATTGTAGTGCTAGTTTGATCGCCAGTAATCTTAATTAAATTAAGTACTCCAAGGCCTTGAGTGTGTTGTACGATATCGAGTAAGTGGTCACGCATTTATATTCTCCATTAATGTTAGTATTGTATAGATGTATTTAGAAAAAGTCAAAGGTTAAATCTTTTTATTTCGCCCATTGCTTGGTGGGCTTTTACTGTTTTTAATTCTCCGGGTTTACGAACTTCTAACCAACTAATGGCCATTTCTCTAGCCTGATCACTGACTACTTCAAACCCTAAACTTTCGCATAAGGGTATTAGTAATGATTTTGGCATATAGCTCATAAAGAAGTTTTCGGTGTAGCCAGCACCAGCTGGACGATCACCATCGTTAAAGCTAAACAAGAACACACCACCCGGACGTAGTAGTTCAAATGCCTGTTTAAGATATTCTTTAAACGTATCCATACTTCGATAGTTTAAAAAATTCCAGCACAGGATAAAGCTAAATTGGTTTTTTGGTAGTACACTTAGATCGTGATCGGGTGTTAGGTACACACGAATACGACGTCGATACTCTTCGGTAAAGGAAGCTGTGGCGCTATCTGTAAATTCTCTATAGTGATCCACAATGTACAATGGATCAGCACTGACCATATACTGTGTCCATTCACCGTCGCGACATCCAATTTCCAAGGCTGGGTATTGCCAACTGGTGTGTATTCGAATTCGATTTAGAATTTCGCTGTGTATTTCATCACTGAGTGGTAGTACACGTATCTTACGAATATTTTCAACAGCATCGTACTTGAGTTCTAACTTATAATTTTCACCAAAAAACTTTTGACCTTCTTGGCTAATTTTAAAATTTAGTTCAGCGATCATGGCATCGTACATATCGCGATTATAAGACAATGCGTCTTTGACAGTTTGTAAATGATCAATTACCTTGCTGATTTCACCAACAAAATAATCAGGTTGACTGGTACTACGGATAGCTTTAATTTCGTTATCTAACGATATAAGTTCATTACTAGCTGGCTCAATTGTATAAGCCTGCCGTAGTCTATCTCGAAGTTCTACTAGTTCGCTAAATTTCATTCAAATGTAAATAAATCATCAAAACTTGTTTTAATATCAGTATTTTCTTCAATCTTCCAGTCTAGCACACCTAATAGGTTTTCGACCTTTTGATCTACAATAGTCATTTCCATACTCGAATCATCAAATGGTAATTCTTTAAACCATTTAGGTATATGTAATTCATCTGTTGGATAGCCTACACTAGTAAGTCCAAGTGGATTATCTTTGAGCTTACATACAATAGTTTTCATACCGTCTACAATACTGGTACTATAGTTATCGCCGTGCATCTTCTTAAGACGATTCCAGTTCATTGCCGCACGAACGTGTCCAGGCATATTGGCTTTGCCTAGACGTTCTTCTTCGGCTGTGTACTTGGTTAAGTTGTTTACACGTTTAGGTGTACCCTTTTCCCAGGCTGGTCGTCCAGCAAATAGTATTTTAAAGTCTTTGACCTTGGCGATAACGTCATCTCTAGTAGCACCAGTTAAGACATCCATTAACAGTTCACTCAAGAAGTCTTGTACTACCTTAGGGGTATCTGAACGCTTAAGGTCAAGACCCATGGCTTTCATCTTACCTGGCTTGCCGTGTGTGTCTAAACGCACACCTTCCATATCAAAGATTAATACCCCATAGCGTTTTTTCTTAATAAACAACCCCTTAGACGCAATAAGTTCGCGACCCGCCGCAATAATAGCACCCATCTCACGCGGACAATGACAAGCACGTTCCATAAATGCCGGGAATGAGTCATTAACCGAGTCGGCAATAGTATCATATAGTTGTACACAGATTTCTCTGTTCCATTCCATATTACCCTTGGCTACTTCCTCTTTAATTTGCGGCCAGGCTGAGAAATAGACCGAGTCCGTGTCCCCGTAGATGATTGCGTCTCCGATATGATCGTACTTCCCCGTAATTGCTTCATTAACGTGCGAGTCCATGTGCTTCGCGATAATACGACCCGTAAGCGTCGTACTTTGCCCAATCCTTTGGTCGAAGAACCTACAGCCCGGATTAAGGATCGCGCCATAGAGCGAATTGAGGTTAATTTTTTTGACGAGTTGCCTCTTGTCCCAGAACGCTTGATCTTCCTTAGATGTTGCGGCTTTCTTTTTAGCTTGCATTTCTTTACGTTCGGCATACCATCTCTCCAATAAGCCCGGGATAATACCCTTTATATCAAATCTAAATATAGTACCATTGGCACTGATAGTCCAAGGTTGGTTGCTGTCAAATATCAGCTTCCATACATTGGCCGCACTCAGTACATCACTGGATCCATCTTGCCAGTCAATGGTAATTTCTGTACCAACTTCCATATTCATTACTGCCTGATACTCTAGTGTACCAAACATATTTTCCCACGCATCCGCAAAACTTGATCCCCCGGCGATCTTTTCACGGATATAGTGATCGGTCATTGTCGTTCTAAGTTGTCCGACGATTGTTTCGGGCCCCATGTTAAGAGCACGGATCGCCGACGGGTAGAGCGAATTGATATCGATCGCTCCGATGTATTCGTGCATACCTCTTTTGGGATAAGCAACATAGGCACCTGCGGCCTGCGTTTCTCCTTGATCATCTCTACTCCTTCGGTTAGGTACAATCATATTACGACTGTGGGCTTCATTAATAATAGCTTGTTCAGTAACTGCTACAGCACCCATTGTAGTCTGTAGCAATACTGTGTTGTCGTGTGCTAGTTCGTTAGCTAAATCTAAGAATCTTAGTTTCTGATCCAGTTTAGATAACAACATAGTATCTTGTCGGTTATACTCAATAAACGTTGGAAAGTCTTTGTTGTAAAGTTGATCTAATGTACCTTCGTACGGCGTTTTACTATCGCCTAATTCGTATTCAGCAATTGCATCTAGGCTATAACTGTGACGTTCTTCATAGGTATATTTTCTATACAACTGCATATAGTCCATATGTACGCGACCAATTAAATCAAATGTTAATTGTTCTGCGCCAAAACGTTCAAAGGTACGTTGCTTAGGAAATTGTCCCCACAGGCATAAACGGCGAGTATCGTCTTTGCTCAATACTCGATGAATACGCATAACAGTATAGGGAATATCGAAACCTTCCGAGTTCCATCCG